CTATAATATTGAGCAAGTACTTCTTCGTACAATTCCTCTTGAGTTGGCATTACGCCCAGCTCCCCTCGGGGATATAGACACCGCGCCTCGGGGCATAGCCCGTCATGTCAAGCATGGGCCTACCGCCAGCGCGGGACGTTTCCATCGCTAGTTTCTGCTCGTAGCTTCGATAGTCTTCGGAATAATCAAGGCCGTTCTTTTTCTTGAATCGCCAGATGATGCCCATTTCCATCAGGTGTTCATCGAGCACACCGACATCGGTATCTGCCGTCCATTTCGACTGATTCGCGCCTGCGGCGGACTGGCAAAAGTAGGTGGACTGGTACTCGAACACCCAGGTATTACCGGCAGATGGGGCGGGATAAGCATATAGTTTTCCGCCGAATATTCGGTAACTTGCATATGGCCCCGTCGCAGTCATCGCTTTCAGTGCTTGCCATTCGATGGGAGATAGTGGGCCACGCACGGGTTCGGTGAGTGTTCGATCCCAGAATGTCGAGCTCGTGATGTAGCTGAAGCCAGGGGCGAGAGTTGTCATAACACCTTGCAATTCAGCGGCCAGCGAAGTGTGCGTGACTTCGAGTTGTGTGGCAGGCCACGAAAATCTGTCTAACAACTCCCGCCCTTCCGTATTAGCCATTGCTTGGAGCGTGATTATGTTTTGATCTATCGAGCCAATCACAGCTCCTGGCGATGGCAACCCAATGGAGTCACACGAATTTTGGACTATTGTCAGAAGTGTCATGCTGCCTCTTTTCTCGGCCTACCGCGTTTTGCATGGCTGGGACGAGAGTCTAGATCTGATTGTAGTTCTGAGATTTGATCTTTCTGCGTGTCCAGCAGCGTTTTCATGTCAGCCATTTGCATACGCAGAGCGGAAATTTCTTCTGCTGCTTTATTCGTTTCGGCGTTTTCTAAGTAAATTTTGGCTTTCTGGACGAGCGACACACTGCCCATGCCGAGCCGTCTGATCGTATCAGCATTGGCTTCGCCTAAATCTTCAACTGTCCTGACACCTGCTTCTTGGCATGTTTTGAGTTGAGCTGGGGTAACACCGGGCCAATTCTTAATATCGAGGCCGTTCGCTGGGATCGCTAAACCCGCTTTCCAGGCTTCATAGGCGTCGATGTAATACGGTACTGGGCCTTGCCGTCGATTATCACCAAAACGCCACTCGTCGAGCTGCTTTTCAGTAATAAATTTCTGTACGACATTCGTGCCTTGGCATCCGATCGGGGTGAGATGTGCTATTTCAACATCTTTGTAGACAGGCATTCCCTGCTCTATCGACGCATCCCGATCTTCCACCGCGTCCAACTCAAATTCGATATAGCAAGGCCGTTTTTCGTTATCACTCGGCAGGATGTCAACCATAAATGTCTCCAAAGATTAAAATTGAGCGCCCCGAGGAAAGGGCGCTCATAAAGGAGCTACTTAAAGTCTAATTAAGCAGCGGTTCCGTCATCCATAAACGGATATTGGATCTCGAACTCCGCAAGGCCCGTTGATGGTGTGCCGATAGCCGAAGCGCCTTTTGCGAGTTTCACTCGATCACCAGCCACAACCGCGTCGTCAATGCTTCCCGCTGTCGCGGTCGCAAAGACTAATCCGTTGTCTGCATAGCCAGCCAGAGCCTTGCCCACGCCTTTGCCATAAATCTGATACCAGCCGTACTGACTGGCAACATTAATTGACATAGATACGCCGACTGGGCCGATGGCATTTGCCGCCAGCAACGCAGTGGTGTTGTCATCTTGGTTAAAGGTGACGAAGGATCCGAGGAGTGTTGAAGCAACACCCGCCAGATAGATAAACATCCCAGCGCCATATGCTGTAGTAGCAGTATCGTTAGCTTGCACGATAGTCCCCAGCACTTGGTTTTGGGTTGTCGAAGTGTCGGCAATATTTTGCATACCGGCGATTGGGTTTATTATTTGATAGTCAGACATGATTTTCTCCTGATCTGATAGCCAGTTAAGCTTTCATTACGCCCTGAAGCGAACGATTGCTCACAGTCATATTGCCCTGCCAAATAATTGGCAAAACCTGTGCGTCCTGATTCACCGATGATTTCTCGGGGACTTCCGTCCAGTTTGCGTCACGATGGGCGCAAATGCCGATGTAATCAGTGTTCAGGAAGTATGCATGTTGATCAGGCATACCCGCCGCTAGACTGTCATATACCACATCCGCTCCCTTGTACTTGAGCGAAGTAGTCCCTGTCTTCAGATCTGTCGTGTTGGTGTAACGCTGGATTGAAGTCTGACTGTTATCGAAGAACGTAAAATACGTGTCATCCATCACAATCAAATCAGGCTGATCGTTATTACGAGTCAGCGCTAACCACAACGGCAACATCAGGCTTTCGATAGTTGTTGCTGATGGCGTGATACCAGCTCCGCCTTGGAGTGGTGCCGCTGCCGACTGCAATATCGATTTCCAAAACGTATAAGTCGCGGAATTAATGCCGCCAACCGTACCCGTTCCAGCATCAGACACTAACGCTTGCAAACCGTTAACTTGGTTCGCAGCAGTGCCGTCGCTGTAGATGTCAACCGAGAAGTTGTTACCAGCGGTTTTCATCGCATTCTTCAGCTTGTTTTTAACGAGCTTGATAATGCCTTCTTTTCCGCTGTTCTGCCGAATTTCAAGGCCGCTGGCAACGACGTTAATCGCCACCTGCTTCCACGCGAAATTGGCAGCAGTAAACACTTCGCTTTGCGCTATGTCTAACGTGTCATAACCGCTATAGCGTTGGTAGGTGCCATTCTCGGCATAATCCAACGGCACCTGAATTTCCCAGCCGCCGGAGATCAGATCAACGCGATCCTTTTCCGTCAGCCGCTGATGCAGGGCGGTGTGATTGCTCACATTATCTGTGACAAACTTGTTTTTGAAATGGCGATACGTGATCGCCGATATTTCTGTAAAGCTACTATTAGCTGGCATGATTAAACACCTTCTTTATCTACGCTGAAATGCGCTCGTCGACTAAGGCTCCGATAAAATCATCTACATTATTTGAATGAGCAACACTCGGCGGCAATGTGCCAGTCGATTGAATGTTAGTTCCCCCAGCGCGTCGAGCGTTTGCGGCAGTTTGTTTTGCCTTGGCGACTCGATCTACGTTCGCTTTCGCTTGGCGATCAATATCCATCTTCGACGAAACATTATCATTGGCCGCTGCGGCCATCTTGTATGCTAAGTCTAAATATTGATCCGAGCTTAATCCGGGTTTACTTTCTTTCAAGCTAACGACGATAGGAACCATGTCATCATGGAGATCCTCATAAAACGGATGCGCTGCCGCAAAATCGTTTATGACGCCGCTTACAACTTGGCCTTGCTGGTGTAACTGTTGTTCGTTCTGTTGTGCAATATGATTTTCTTGAGCCTGCAAACGTTGCTGCAGATCAACAATTTGAGGATCGCTAGGGGCTTGTTGCCCTCCAGCGTGTTGGTTAGCTACATCGGCTAAGGATAATCCGCGACTTTCGAGAAGATAACTAGTAAACCCAATCGGATCTCTTTGCGCATAATCAGATAAAGAAAGTAGCTGTTCAAAACCCTGGGCTACATTCATACCGTTCATCGCAAATTGCTCACGTCTTGAGCCAGCTACCCTGTCGAGATCTTCGTAATATTTCCTTTGCTCTGCAACTTCCATTGTCTTTTTCGTGTAATCAGCCTGTTGCTCTCTATCGCGATCTGAAACCCATTTCTGTTGTTCAGGCGTTAAAGCGTAATATGCTTCACGATCTTTCGCCGACATCGACTGGGGCGCTGTAGTGATCTGAGATTCAGGCTCAGCGTTCCCCTCGTCGGTTACGGTTTCCGCCGATACTTCGACGGCTTCTTGGGGTACGGATTCCTCCGCACGATCCCTAATTTCTGCTTCAACAGGCGCTGACTCAATATCGGATGCTTCGGCGGCGTCGAACTGCTCGCCAATAAAATCCCCAATAGATTCCTCTACCGGAGCCTCTGCACCAATTACTGCATCATCATCAGCCATATTTTCACCCTGTTGTTGGTTACCAATCAATTTCATGTGCCATTTGTTGTACGGCCTGATCAACGGCTCGATCTATCGCTTCCTCATGCCGTTTCCGCCCGTACTTTTTAACTTCTTCAAATTCGCCCTTCTCATGGACTCGGCAATTATGCTTTAGCAAATTGGCAGCGTGTTCTCGCTTTCCGTCGATAATGTCGCCGGTAATTGGACACTCATACGCCGCATAATCGCCTTGCACATACGGGCCAGACGCACGATTTGCTGATCTGGATGCAGACTGTACGTAGCCAGTTCTATCCCAGGAAATCTTGTCGTAATTGTCTTTATATGCGCTCATAGTCGTATTATTGCAACATATTGCCTTGATCATCAATCACAACCGTAGTTTCAGTCATTTCTGGCTCGCCAGCCACCAGCATTGTTGTTTCTGCCAACGGTAAATTAGTCGCCGACACCACAGACTTGATGCGATCCATGATTTCAGCAGCGCGATTAAGTGCCTGCTCTGGATCTGTTAGTGTCTCATCGCCACCACCGAACTCCGCCATGATCGTCTTAGCCAGCTCGACTTGACGCTGCTTGTCGGCTTCCATCGCCTCAAACTGCATCTTTTCGCGAGCCATCAACATATCTGCTTGTATCTTGTTCGCCACATCAGGCTCTGGCTTCTGCGCCTCGAATTCCTTGATCGCTATCTCGCGCTCGCGCAATACCAATTCTTTTTCTTGCATTGCTAGATCTGCTTGCTTGATCTGAGACTCTAACGTCATCTTGGCTTGATCAATCTGCATCTTCTGCTGCACTTCCTGTTGTTTGATCTGAGCCTCTTGCTGTTCGATCTGCAATTTCATCTGCAATGCTTGCTCGACGCCAGTCCCGCCCTCTTCGCCCTGGGCCTGCGCTGGATCGTTCTCGCCAATCATGTCTAGCGCATCCTCGACCTCGCGACCGAGCTTGAATCGACGCACAGCGGCCATAATCATCGACTTCGCAGCTTCAATTGGTAAATATCCTGCCTCTACCGCTGGCCCAGCGTCGGCAATAAATGCAGAGACACCTTGCAGCAATTGAGTAATAGCCTGTTGATCTGCGGCGTAATCGCCAGAGATCGTTGAATCTGTCTCAATATCGACACGAAAACTGCGCTGCTTATCGTCACGCAAAAGCTGTATGCACTCCTCCCACGTCGGCTTTTCTAGGATCTCCATAATTTCCGGTGGGATTTCTGGAGGTGGCGGCGGTGGCGCGGGCGGCTGTCCTAGCTGAGGTGGCGGCTGTCCAGGCTGTCCGGGTGCCATAGGTGGCCCCATCGGCGGAGCCTGCATCGCCATTTGTTGACTTTGCAACATCATCTGAACTTGCTGCTTTTCTTGCATCGACGGCAATTTAATGTCCGTCATCATCTGCAACGATTCCGGCGTGAATTGCTCACTAATAATTTCA